TGGGCTTGTCCATCCCTGTTTTTTTGTGTTTGAAACATTGAAACATGGTTACCACCATCAATGGCATTCAGGAAGCGAGTAAATCAGGCCGAGTTGTCGCGGATTCTTGGCGTGTCACATCAGGCAATCGCCAAAATGAAGCCAGATCCATCGTTTCCTGAGTTCGACAAAAACGGACTAGCAGAAATTTACGCCGTCTGCGTTTGGTGGTATCTCAGAAAAGAGGCGAACCCAGTCCCGACAGATGAAAGCCTGCTGGCTGGCGACGACTCAGACGGGCTTGAACGATACCGGCAAGCGAGGGCAGCACAGGAAGAAATTAAGCTCGCTCAGACTCGCGGCCAAGTAATCATGCTGAATGACTTTGAGGATGCGGCACCAGCATTGTTTGGGCCGCTCAGAAGGGTTGCGGAGCATGTGAAGCGAAAAGGCGATACCGACACGCTGGAGTTGATTGAGGAAGCAAATCGCGAGGTGCTGTCAAACCTAGAGCGAATTTATGGACATGATAGTTCCACAATCGAAACAGACGTGGACTGATTACGCGATCCCTGGAGCCAAAGCACTCCGGGAAGCGTTTCAGCGGATCGCAATCGTTGCGCGTTATCGGTCAATCTCAGACTTCGCAGAGCAGGAAATCATTCTTCCGGACGGCCCATTCCAGGGGCAGCGTTTCAGGATCTCGCGACAGCCTGCACATGGAGCGTTTTTCCGCGAAGTGGATTCAGGCAACTGGTTTCGATATGCCTGCACCGGCCCACAGCAATCTGGAAAGACATTGGCGTTCGTTGTCATTCCGATTCTGTACCACCTATTCGAAAGAAACCAGACAGTGCTGTTTGGCTTGCCATCAATGGACATGGCGAACGACAAGTGGAAGCTGGACATCAAGCCAGCAATTGAGGCGAGCCAGTTTGCTAAATATCTGCCGCGCAAGGGTGCGGGGTCGAATGGAGGAACGCCGGAGCTGATTCAGTTCGCGAATGGAAGCAATCTGAAGTTCATAACCGCCGGAGGCGGCGATGAAAAGCGAGCGGGCTTCACAGGTCCGATTCTGGTCGTCACGGAGGTTTCCCACCTTGATCAAGTTGGCGGGACATCAGACGAAGCGACAAAGCTCAAGCAGATGGAAGGCCGCGTTAGGGCTTACCGTGCCAGTGGACAGGCTCGCATTTATCTTGAATCAACAGTGACCATTGAGCAGGGCCGCATCTGGCAGGAGTGGGGCAACGGGACGGCCGGAGAGGTCGTCATTCAATGCCACGCCTGTGACGAGTGGATGTGCCCAGGGCGAGACAACTTGATTGGCTGGCAGGATGCGACGACTGAAGATGTCGCGGAACTCAACAGTCGGTGGGCCTGTCCGTGCTGCGGAATTCTGTTTGATGATGCTGTGCGGCTGAAACAATTGACGAACTGCAAGGTCAGGCACAAAGGTCAGTCGATCCTGTCTGACGGAACAATCACGGGCCAGATCGTCGCATCGAAGACAATGGGGTTCAGGTATTCGGCAGCAACGAACACATTCGTAACGGCCGGGATCGTCGGGGCCGATGAATGGAAAGGGGCACGCGAAGTTGATCAGGACAACGCAGAAAAGGAACTCCTTCAATGGACGTGGGCACTACCAGCAAAGCCAAAAGAGCAAGACGTTGAACCATTGGATTTCCGGACGGTAATGCACCGGCAAAGCCAGTGGAAACGCGGGTTAATGCCGTCCGATGTTGTCACGATCGCGGCTGGAGTTGACGTTCGAGAAAAGCAGCTCGACTGGTTTGTGACGGCAAAGCGGGCAAATGGTCAGCCACTTTGCATCGACTATGGTTTTGAACCGGTGTTGAGAGAGGCGAGCGACCTGAAAACAGCATTGAAGCAGGCAATCAGGTATTTGCAGGAGAAGTTCGACAAAGGATGGGAAATTGAAGGGCTGACAGGACTTCGCGGAATCGATATCGCGTTGATCGACATCGGATGGGAAACAGACACGATTCGAGAGGGGCTGAACGAACATCAGCTTTGGAGGCGTGCAAAGGGATTTGGGTTTAAGCAGCACTCCGGATCCGCCTACGTGGCTCCGCAGAACAAGAATCGACAGATGCACCAGATTGGCGAGGGCTGGCATGATGTGATTTTGACTCGCGGAAACAAGCGATTCAGGGAACTTGAAAACAACGCGGATCACTGGAAGCGAAGAGTTCACCAGGCTTTGACGGTGGCGGCCGACAGTGCGGCGGCGTTACTGCTACCAAAGTCTGAAAAGGTTGAAGGCCGCATTGAAGTCGCCAAGCAACTGACAGCGGAACGCGAAACAACTCAATTCGAAGTCGGTAAAGGCACGGTCAGAAAATGGGTTCAGACATTCACGAGAAACCATCTTCTGGATGCGTGTTATATGTCGCTGGTGGGAATCAGCGTGGCGGAATACGAGTCTGAAAAGGCACGAAAAAGGGCAGAGAATACGCCTACAAATGGCGTGATTTCAGGGAAAAAAGCAGAGCCGTTTGTAAGGAAACGCAAGTGAAGCCACTGAAAGAGCCTGGGTATGTGCAGAAACGAGTCTATCACCAGTGGCATCAGGTGCCAGGGCATGGACTATGCCCGATCTGCGGTCAATTCGCGAGGGTCGACGGAACCCAGACGAACGCAGAGTTTAAGATTCAGAATCGGGCTTGCTCTTGTGGTCATCGGTTTCAGACTGTTGTGAGAATCTCTGGAGAACACGGTTGATGCAGGCCAACATTCGTGTTGCCAGTGGTAGTACGGTAACTGACACAATTGCATTTAAGTTGTGCCGTATCTGCATTTGCTGATACGTGAAGGTTCCTTCCAGTGACTTCTTAATGTCGTCAAATGGCTTGTCTGCAAGTTCGGGGAATAGTTCCCGTATTTCAGCATTAACCGCTGTTTGCACTCGCTTATCAAGCAGTGCGGCATCGTGTGCTTCATCCAGCATTCGTCTACGCAGATTTCCAACGTTGTTTCTGTCCATTGTTTCCCTCGTTGCTTCCAGATGTCTGGAGGAGCAGCATACCGTCAATCGCGTAGCCAATGCAACATGCTCGCATGGCACGCTCTCCACAAGAACGTCTAACGCTGTTTGAGAACATCCGCGACAAGGTTGAATCAGCCCTCGCGTCTGGATCTCCAGTCGTTTCGTATTCTATGGACGGCCAGACAGTTCAGAAAGAGCCAACGTCAACTTGGCTCGCTGAACTTGACGCAAGAATAGCAGATCTTCGTTCGCAGGCCGGGACCGGGCTTGCAGGGCGTAGGAACCTTGTGAGGTTCCAGCGATGACAAAATCACCCTACGTCCAGCGAATCGAAAAAGCAAAACTGCCGACAAGGTTTGACCGAGTTCTTTTTGCCGTGTCCCCTGATCGGGCGGCAAAGCGTGTAAGGGCTCGTGTTGATCACGAAATTCGCATGATGATGAGCGAGCGAGCCGTCGAAAGGTTCGCGGCCTATGAAGGCGCGGAGAATGACCGAATTCGCGGCGAAAAGTGGTTGACAAGCAAGCTTAGCAGCAACGACCAGTTGCAGACCGAACTTGAGACCTTGGTTGATCGGTCCTTAGATTTGTACCGCAACGATTGTTATGCAGCGTCGGCAATCAATGGCCGCGTTGACAACGTCATCGGATCCGGGATTCGGCCACAATCACGAGTTCAGCCAGAACGCGGCATTATCACGCCAGCGAAGGCCGAAGAATTCAACGTCATGGCTGAATGGCTGTTTTCGCGATGGGCTAAAATTGAGCGATTTTACGCGAAACAGCGACAGCTTGAGCGTTGCAACGGAATCTATGGGGAAAGCTGGCTGGACATCGGCAACGATGACAATCCAACAAAGCCAGTCTCGCTTTCTGTGCAGGTGATTTCACCGCAGAGAATCCCCATCGTATCGTATCAGCAGTTGAAGACAGGCGAGCGTCGTCGTCTTGGCTTGCGTCTGGATTCAAAATCGCAAGGAGTGTCGGCTTATGTGCGGCGATCACATCCGGGCGATTCAGAAGCCTACGACCAGGCAGAAGACGAAAGAGATATCGGCACAGAGATTCTGCACTGCTTCGAAGAATTGTTTCCTGGACAATTGCGGGGCGTTCCGTGGATCTCCCCGGCCATGGCGAGACTTAAAGACCTGAAGGATTTCGTTCACGCGAATCTGATTGCGGAACAGGTAGCAGCGTGCCATTCGGCATTTATTACGGGCATCACAGATCCGGTTGTTATCGCTGAACAGGGGCGTTCGCGAAGCAATCTCGAAGATTTATCACCCGGAACAATTCAGTATCTTGCTGATGGTGAGGGCGTGGCGTTTTCGGATCCGGCGAGACCTGGAACCACGCTTGCTCCATATGTCGAATGGGCTTTACATGGGGTAGCGGCTGCAATTCGCTATCCATATGAGTTGCTGGCGAAGCAGTTCACCAACAATTTCAGCGGCGGCCGGCTCGCTCTGATTGATGGCAGGATCACGTTCAAGGTTTGGCAAAGTTGCCTAATTGAATCGATGCTCGAGCCAGTTTGGGAAAAGTTTATCGACCAGTGCGTGTTCCAAGGGGCAATCGACATTGATCCTGTTGTGTACGAGGCGAACCGATCGCACTTTCTGCAGCACGCATGGATTCCGCCCGGTTGGCCGTGGGTAGATCCTGAAAAAGAAGTCACCGCAGACTTAGCGGCAATCGCTGGTGGGCTGCAGACGGAAACGGAATCACTTGCAGCACGCGGCAGAGACTTTGACGAAACACTTGCTCAGCGTGAACGCGAAGCAATGGCAAAGATGAAGTCAGAGGCACGCATTCGAGACGCCAGAACTCAACTCGGTTTGCCAGATCCGATGGATGCGGCACGACCAGTTGGCAAGCCGTCAGCATCATCAAAGGCAGTGCGGGAGAAACAAGATGCCACAGCTTGAAACCGTAGCGGATCCAGCATTGTTCCGGACTACCAGAACATCAGAGATGCCTGCAAAGGTGGACCGCAAAGCCAATATCATTTTTGGTGCAAACCTGATGCAGGTTGGCGATCTAAACGACGGCGATTCGCGACCGTGGACAGTAGACGCGGAATCGCTATTGCAAGCTCAGTCGTTTATGAGCAAAGGCAACAATGGTTCCAAGGCTCGATTTACGCACCCCAATATGTCCAGCGATGGAATGGGGAGTTATCTCGGTCGATGGAAAAACGTTCGCGTTGATGGCGGAACCCTGCGTGGTGATCTGCACATCGCGGACGCCGCATTTAAGAGCCCGCAAGGTGATCTTGGCACATACGTCATGGATTTAGCGGAAAGCGATCCTGAGGCGTTCGGCGTGTCTCTTGCAACGCGATTGAATCAAAAAGACCTAGAAGAATTCGACCGAAAGCGAACCGGCGAAAAATGGCCGATGCGTTTTTCGGATATCAGGGCTGGGGACATTGTAGACGAGCCTGCAGCGACCCGCGGCGGCATGTTTGATCTGACAACGCCAGATCTTCGCAATCTGCCAGCTCAAGCGACCGTGTTGCTTTCCACATATTTCGGAGATGCGGAACCTGAAGTGGTCCGAGGTCGCATCAATGCGTTTTTGGACCGCTATTTAGCCAATAAAGGAACGTCACCGATGGCCGACGAAAAGCCAGTTGAAGAAATCGTTGAACCAACTGAAACGCCAGTTGAAGAAACACCGGAGCCAGCACCCAAAGCAGAACCAACTGCGGACCTGTCGACCGACCTTGCAGCAGTTGAGCGCGACCGATGCAAGAAAATTCGGGCCTTGTGTGAGCTCGCCGGAGCATCCGACAAGTTCAACACGTTCGTAGACAACAATTTCAGCGTTGCGGAAACACAAGCCGCATTACGTGACATCGTCGCCAAGAAAAGCCCGGTTCTGTCTCAGGCTGTCGCGCAGGAATCAGAATCCAGCGAAGACACGAAGCTCAAGGCTGAATACGCGGAAATGGTCAAGTTTAAGGTGACGATGGGACAGTCTGAGGCAGACTACATTGCACACGCTCGAAAGAAGACTGCCTGACGTTTGCGGCGTTTTGTTCATTCATTTCAATCCAGAATAAGGAGAGCCGCAAATGGCGGTCACAGCAAATCAGATTGTTAAAAAGCAATACGGGGAAACTAGATCATACCCTGTTGCGGCGGTTCACATTTATGAGGGCACGCTGGTCTATTTGACTGCGGCCGGATATGCCACAGACGTGACCGCCACTGGCGTGAACGGTTTCGTCGGCATCGCCAAAGAGGAAGTTGATAACTCGGCTGGAAGTGCTGGTGATCTCAGCATCGAAGTGTGGGTTGAGGGTGACTTTGAACTTACTGTCACCGGTGGTGCTCAGGCGGAAGTCGGTTCTATCGTTTACGGCGACGACAACTATGCCTGCGTCTTCGCAATCGGATCGACGAGCGTCCCGATTGGCCGATGCGTCAAGCATGTGAGCAGCACGAAAGCTATCGTTGAAATTCGGCCAAAGGGCGTGGGTGCTTTGCCAGTGGCTGCACTTACAACTGTAACCATCGCCGATGCGGCGGGAACTCCAGACTATGCTCTATCGGCATTGACGACATCCAGCCCATATGGACTGGCGACAGCAGCAGAAGCAATCACGCTGCTTTACGTGATTAAGAACCTGCAGGAACGTGTTCTTGCGTTGGAAAATCGCATTCTCTGATTTTGTGTTTCCGATGCGGAAACCGTTTTTGTGAATCATCATAAAAGGAAATAACAATGGCTTTGGACACAGCAAAAGCAGTGGCCGCATCACGATCGTTGACTGCGAAGTTCAACCGTGAATCATCAGCGGTAAAAACGTGGTATCCGACAATTGCAACCATCGCGCCAAGTGATGGAGCTGATGAATCCTATGGGATTCTCGGAGCGATGCCGAGCGTTCGCGAATATCTCGGAGAGCGGCAGTACAGCAAGCTGCGTGGGGCGACCTACACTTTGGCCAACAAAGAGTGGGAAGTCTCTCTGGAAATCGAAAAGAAGGACATCGCCGACGATCGCCTCAGTCTTTATGACGGGGCGTTGACTTCGTTGTCTCAGCGAGCGGCCCGCCATCCTGATAAGCTGCTGATGCAAGCAATTGTCAACGGTGAATCAACCGTGTGTTTCGATGGACAGTATTTCTTTGACACAGATCACTCGTGGGGTTCCTCTGGATCTCAGGACAACGATCTTACCGGAGCGGCAGCGACCGCGACACAGCCAACAGTTGCGGAGTTTCTTTCAAGTTACGAAACGATGCGAGCCCAAATGCTCTCATTCGTGGACGACAACGGCGAGCCGCTGCATGAAGACGTCATCACCGGCATGGATTCCGGGATGCAGTTTGTGGCTTTGGTTCCTCCTGAATTTGAAACAGTTGCTAAGACTGCTTTCAATCAGTCGCTGAAAGGCAACGGCGAAAGCAACATCGTTTTGGACCGCCCAACGGTGTGCTGCTCAACGCACCTGACCAGTGCCGCAAAGTGGTATCTGTTCCGCGTCGACGTTCCGCTGAAGCCGTTCATCTTCCAGGCACGCGAACCGCTGGCATCAACCACAGCGGGCATGGATGATATGAACACAAAGACGATGCAGTTCGGCACATATGCCCGATACAACATCGGATACGGTGCGTGGTGGAACGCTGTTCTTTACACGTTCACCTGATGGCGGTGAATTCTGAGCAACGGAACCGGCGACGGTCGGTTCCGGCTCTGTGAGCATCCGCCATGCTCGCAGGGCATTTTGTGGCGGCGGAAGTGGAGTTCAGAACATGGCAGTCAAGGAATTACCAAAGTCGATCACAGTCATAAAAGGTCCACTCGCGACCGGCAAGACGTT